ATGACATACAATAAGTCATATAATAACGTTGAGTTAGCATTTAGTTATGCTACCATTACTGGAGCGCAAATTAGCGCCGTCTTGGATACTGAGGTTCAAGACCAGTATTACGAAATCGAGCAAGAAGAATATGATAATATTCTCAATAACAATATTGATCCAATTATTAACGGAGTAGAGCAGTGCAATTATGCGCGTCTACCTCCAATTGGCATCAGAAAACAATTTAAAACACCCGCATGTGAAAAGTATGTTTTTGAAGACGGGGAAATTTTGTTAGTTGAAGACACTCGAAAATTGAATATCGAGGTTAACAGGGTAAGACGACCAAATGGAAAACATACTCGTGAGTTCTCAATTCTCACGGAGCCCACTATGGTAACTAATAAGTCCGATACGCTATTTAAGGATTTATTTGTTAAAGCGAGGGATAGCTTGATTAGTGATGAGCAAAATTGTATATCTCCTGTTTTTCAGGAACAAGGGTTTTTTGAGAAGGAAGAGCAAATTGCTCTCTTCCATTTGCCCAAAGAACGTTTACCATATACTGGTGAGCACCCTCCTCTCAGTTATGTTAAAATTCACAAAATTTTACAAAAAATAAACAACAATAAGGAGAATCCATATATTGAATGGATTGGAATTATTGATCAATATTACGTTATGTCAGCACCATCAATATCGAAATATCGTTATGTTGAGGTAATTGACGTTATTAACAACCAAAAATATATCTATGAAGTAGTTTCATTTAAAGATGAGAATGCTTGTAAGGTGACCAAGCGACCGGTTAGTGTTGCTCCTAATATTAGAGCTTCTGTAGTTTTGTTTAACAACCAGTTAGATGGAAAGAAGGAAGCTGCTATTACTAGGAAGAGACAAAGGGAAATCTCTGGAAGTTCTATGTTTTCGGCTCCATCACCAAATTATATTGATGATGAACCGATGCAAGAGCAATCAGCATGGTTTCCCAGCGTGCCACCTGTAGAAGTGCGCGTTGACGAAGCTAGTATAAATCGTTTACGAGATGTAGCTAGTAATGTTAGAGTGTCTCATGATTTGGCTGAAGGTAGTTCAGAATTACTTATGGAGAGTGTTGAACGTATTACAGCCTCTCTAAATCAAGTTAATGAACGCATCGAGGAAGCAACCCGCTCTGTAAATGAACATGTCGAATCTGCCACGGGATTAATCCCAAAGTTATTTGAGATGTTCAAACATGCTGGTCCAGTTAGTGCTGTTAGCGCTGTGGCTTTTGCTGTACTTATGTATCGTAAGCCGTGTGCTAAATATGCTGGCTGTTTAGCAGCTAGCTGTTTCTTTGTTTATCAGTGTTATCCCGACACTTTGTCTAATATTCTTGGAATTTTCCAAAATATGCCAACAGAGCAAGAGGATCCAGAGATTATGATGGAACAGATTTCGAGCGCGGACCTAAAGCCCTTCGTATCTGGGCTTGTTTTAACTTTGTCTGGACTTAAGGTTGCATCATCAGAAACGAAACATCAAGTCTCGAATCTGGTTACACAACTTTTTGAATATCGCAAACATTCCGATTCCATGTTGGAAATGTTTAGCGATGTGTTGTCAATGTTTCAATCTCTTTTGGAGGTTGTACAAAGGAATGTTTTTGGTAAAGATGTGGATATATTCTTCACCCATGGAGATTATACTATTGATAAGTTTTTAGAGAAACTCTCTAAGCTTAAAGATCGTATAGTCAATCATGACTTTGAATATATTAAAACCAATTACGAAGAAGTAGTTGAACTTCGTAAAGAAGCTGAACAAATTATGGCGAAAATGCCACGTACTGTTAAAAGTACTGGCATACATACGTCTATATTGTCAGCAATAAACTATTTAGTGAATCTTCAAAACAAATTTGAACATAAACAATTTCAATTTGAAGGAGTACGTGAAGAACCGGTTGTCGTGTTGTTACGCGGCAAACCAGGTCTTGGGAAATCTTATGCCACGCCATTTATTGCGCATGATTTATTACCACTTTGTGTACACGAGGACAAACTTGAAGAAGTTATGAGAGATTCACAACATTATATCCACCCTGTTACACCTGAGACAGGTTTTTGGGATGGGTATACACCATCTAAGAAGATAGCTATCTGGGATGATTTTGGTCAGTTGATCGATACGAAAGGTGTTAATGATTCTGAATTTATGAAATTTATTAGAGCTGCTAATATACAGGAATATCTCCTGCGTATGGCTGGTGTAGACCAGAAAGGCTGTTATAGGTTCAACTGTTCTTTTATAATTATGAACACCAATCAAATTGATTTCATGACTGAAAGCATCGTGAGTAAAGAAGCTCTGTTGAGGCGATTTACCAAAACGTATGATGTCTGTATTAAAGAAGAATATGCCCTTCCGGGGTCAATTGATCCCAAGGAGCGCAAACTCGACTATACAAAGTTACCCACCGGTTGGAAGGGTGTGACATCATTAAATCCCAGATTAATTCATGAGTATCATGAGTATGATTGGAAAGAAAAGAAATTTACTGGTACAGTCATAGATTATGATACCCTGATTGAGACTATTTATGATCTTAAAGCTCAAAAACATGTTTGGCATGAACAATTTGTTGGAGAACTTAACGACCTTAAAATTTCTGCTATTGAAAGATTTAGGAGACGAAAACAGGAAAGGTTGGACACTATGTCTGAACAATCTATTTTTGTTAGGGATCCTGACCCTATTGAGAGATGGTCTGGAAAATTAAAAGTGCCCAAGCTCACAGTTATGGCCCCAATCTTACGCTTATCTGAAGCGGATGGCTGGGATACACCTGATGGTGTTAATGATTGTAATGCTTGGCTTAGGATGCTTGATTGGTATATTAAGCATAATGACGGATTTGATATTGACGATTGGAGACATTTTGTCGACATAGTTGAATCAGTCCGCAACCGGGGTTCACACGAAAATCTCTGGGGCCGTCCTGCGGATCCCTTTTGGAGTGTCCCTGTTGGAGAACTAACCCTTCTTGAATCAGCTATACAGGGAGTCAAAGATGCTATGAATACTGTACATCGATTGTTGATGCCAGTGTCGTGGTTCTGCGATTTATTTGTACATAATTGGTTACGGAATTCTGTGCACAACATAGTGCTACTTTTTGGACTGCTAGGAGTGTCAAAACTTGTGGTACATGTTGGCAGATGGGTTATTAACTGGTTTTTATCGTTATTTGGTTATGAGGGCTTTAAGAATCCCTTCGATCAGTTGGTACCTTCCTATGCTGAAAATATGAGCCATACACATACACATGGCGAATACATGGCATTAGGTGTAAACTGTGAGAAGTGTGCTAATAATTTTAAGCACAATTTTTATAAAGACCCAAATGTTAAGTCAAATTTTAAGAATGAAGTTCTAGAAAATGCAGACAAAGTTTATGAGGTGCATACTAAATTGTCTTGTGAGTGCAGTGATGAGCCACTCTATAAAGACTTGGATCCTCCAGGATGTTATTCTAGAGCGTGTAAATTTTATAAAGTCTGGCACGATGAGATGGTTGCGAATAGTAAAGTTAAAGAGCAATCGACACATCATAAGCAGCGTAAGACTGCTCGTAGACATATGGATGCTAGAGAAATGAAAGCGAGAGCAGCTGATATGCTTACACACCAAGATGGTCTTGGTTACGATAAGTCATCTTCGGCTATACTTGAGAAACTTATTAAGCGGAACATATACCACATGTACTTTCCTGGAGTGGAAATTGCGGCAGGTGTTTGTACGGTTATAGGTGGAACAGTCATAATGCTCAATCTACATTATATTACGCGTCTGTATGAAAAGTGTCTCACTGATGAGAGATTGCTCGATGGTATAATTGAATTGGAGAAGCCTGAAACTAAAGTACGTATTAGGTTTCCTTTACGTTATCTTTTCCAATTTTATTATGTACCTGGTACTCACAATCAGGATGTGGCTTATGTGAAAGTTCCAGAACAATATATGCATACTCACATGAACATGTCTAAGTACTTTGTTAAGTCAACTGATGTACTAAATTATCGTGATCTGAAGTTTGCTCTTCTTAAGACAAATGATGCACGCATACATGTTTTTGAGGGACATGCAACGCCATCTGATAGAATAAAATTAGAGGATGGTTCTGTAGTTGAGCGTCTCGGTTACAGATATGATGGACATACTAAACCCGGTGATTGTGGCTCACTTTTCACTTTATTGTCTCCACATTCAGGTTGTGCTAAAATACTTGGTATCCACGCAGCCGGTAATGTATCTTCAGGCAAGTCATTTGCAACAGCAGTCTTCCAGGAACATGTTATAGACGTCTTAGCACATTTTTATGAAAATCCTCCAGAGATGGAAGAAAGCATGGAGCCTCAGGATTATACGCCTATGGAGTTTATGGAACCTCTGATAAAGAAAGAACTTAAGGCTCCTGTATCGTCTAAGAGTGCCATCAAAAGATCTGCTATTGAGACTATTGACGGTTTCCCTATGACTAAGAAACCTGCTAAATTACATAAGTTTGAAAACGATGCTGGTAATATTATTGATCCGTATGATCGTTTGATTAAGAGATATAATAAGACTCCGCCAGTCATCGCTGAGGACTTAATGGATGCAGCGGTTGATTCAGTATATGATATGCTTCATCATAATTCAAAAATAAATTTTGATAGGAGAGTATTATCATATGAAGAGGCCATCCTAGGTATCCCAAATACAGATTTTAAATCCATATCACGTTCCACATCTATGGGTTATCCATGGAATGTGCAGTGGAAGTGTGGTGGTGGTAAATTTAATGTATTTGGTTCTGATCAGGAGTATGATCTTAATACTGAGTACGCTCTCAAGATTAAAGATCGTGTTTTTGAGATTATCGAAAAAGCCAAAAAGAACATAAGATGTGAACATTACTATACATCGTTTCTTAAAGATGAAACCTTGAAATTCACCAAAGTCGAAGCAGGAGATACTCGAGGTATATCTGGAACAGGATTAGACCTCTTGGTCGCATTTCGAATGTATTTCGGCACTTTTGCTCTATGGATAGTAGATAATCGCATTGATAATGGAAGTGGATTAGGTGTTAACCCATATTCTACTGACTGGGATGAGATAGCTCACCGTCTAATGTCTTTTGGAGATGAGCGAGGTCGTTTCATGTCTGCAGGTGACTATAAAGGCTTTGATATATCTGAATATCCACAGATTTTGTGGGCTGTTTTTGATGTTATACAAAGGACTTATGATGATGGGGCTGAGAATGAACAAGTGAGACGAGTATTGTGGCGTGAAATAGTTAATTCACGCCATATACGATGGGATTTTGTATTTATGATGTTTATGAGCCTGCCCAGTGGAAACCCTTTAACTACAATTGTTAATATACTTGTGAACCATATAAATTTCCGATTGTGTTGGGGTATCATATTCGGTGTCGGCAAGGTTGCGTTGTTTAACAACAATGTTTATCTCATAGTGTTGGGAGATGACAACACTTGGTCTGTGCATCCTGGTTATCTAGATAAGTTTAATGTTACTTCTATTATACCTGCCATGGAAATGATAGGAATGACTTATACTTCTGCTGACAAGGAAAAACAGGCTAAAATGGAGAATATATCTGAAGTTAGTTTTCTTAAGCGAACTTTCAGGTATGATCGTGTTTTGTGTCGATATGTTGGGCCTTTGGAGGTAGCTTCTTTTGTTAATAGTATTTACTGGACGAAATATCGTGACCCAGAGACTGTGACGAAGGATAACATAGAGACATCTTTGCGTGAAGCGTCTTTACATGGTAAAGAGTTCTTTGAGCAATGGAGTAGCGCTATTTGTAAAGCTGCTAAGGAATATATGGGATATCATCCCCAATGTACTTCCTGGTATGGCAACTTACAAACTGTGGCGGAAAGTGAATCATATTATTAGTTCACTAAGTCTCGGTGACGTTAAACAGTCCCGTCATAGTCACGTTAAGTAACTCGCTGTACTGAGCTTTAAGCGTAATGCTCTTGATTCACCTAATGGAAACTAATATGAAAAACAAAGAGTCTATCGTAAATTCTAGCGATAGCAGCGAGCCCACTCAGGGCATTCTCGGAACTACTCATACGGGAGGTATTTCCGAGCCTGTGACTATCCCTACCGGAAACTTCAATGATGCAATAGACGTTTCCGTGACAAAAGTGATGCATCCGCGTGATTTGGATAGTAATATCAAAACAAATCAAAATGTTTATAGTGAATTGGATCTTAAGGGGTTTTTAGCAAGACCTTATTCAATTCTTTCTTCCACCTTTAGTAACACCGATTCTAATACTACCTTCTCTAGTATGGGAACTTTGGCCTCACTTAATACCATTCCCTATTTTTCTAATAAGGTCTCTGGTTTTATGTCAATTCGAGCCACCACTGTTTTTAGACTTGTTGTGAATGGTAATCCATTTGCACAGGGAAGATATATTATGGCTTGGGTACCTACTGGTGGAACCCCAAATTCAGAGAATCATGATGCTTGGCATAAAATGCATAGATATGATCTTTGTCAAATTAGTCAATTACCACATGTTGAAATTGACATTTCACGGGAAACTGAGTGTATTTTGAAGATACCTTATGTTTCCTGTCTTAGTGCATTCCCACTTCTCTTGGGCAATCAAAATGCTGGTTCTCCTGGGGATGTTATTATTGTACCTTATTCTAAATTTGAAGGCAGTTCTGGTCCCCTGTACGCTCCTTTTGATGTCTTCGTTTCTTATGAAGACGTCGAATTCGGACCTCCCATGGTTCCCCAATCTGACATGCGGGGATTGCGTGGAGGTAAACGAGTTGTTCGAGGTGCAGCCGAATCTGAACAAGAATCTCAATCTATTGGACCGCTTTCTGCTGGTCTTCGGGATCTTGCCATTGCCGGTAGACAATTCGCCAGAATTCCAATGCTTAGTTCTGTTGCGGAAACTGCTAGCTGGGCCGCCGACCTCGCCTCTGGGGTCGCTAGCGCTTTTGGTTTATCTAACCCAGCAATTCTTGCTCCAGCTGTTCGTGTTGTCGGCCGTATTCAGCCTTTCGCTACGAACGCAGATGCAGGTGATACTTCTATGCCTTTATCGTTATACTCGAGAAATGCAGTGGAAGTACTTCCTGGATTAGCTGCCACCGATATGGACGAAGCAGCCATAGATTATGTTAAGAAAATTTTTGCTTATTACACCAAGTTTGATTGGGCTACCACTGATAGCGCAGGAGCTGTTTTGCAGCAGATTCCTTGTGATGTTAGTAAGTACTTCAATTCATACTCTGCGAACGGTACAAGTATTCTTACTATGGCTCCAATTACGTTTCTAGCAAGTTTATTTAAGCAATACCGTGGTGGCCTCTTATTTAGATTTAAGGTGGTTTGTACTACCTTCCACACTGGTAGATTGATGGTTTCCCTCAATCCTACCTATTCCGGCATGCCTTCCTCTACTCCATCTGTGGCAAATACCGCTTATGTTTTTAGGGAGGTTGTCGATCTCCGTAATGGAACTGAATTTTGTATTGCAGTCCCGTTTATAGCTTTACAACCATATTTACCCACAACTGGTTCTGGCTATACAACTTTTGCCAATTTACAAGTTCAAGTTATGAACTCTTTGGTCTGTCCTTCAACTGTACCTACTACTATTCGTGTGATTGTAGAAGTTGCTGGAGCTCCTGACCTTGAGTATGCTGTACCAGGTTTTACAGCCTTGCAACCTATTGTTCCTTATGGTCTTCAGTCGAATCTAGATTTCAATGATGATCTTCTAGATGATATTTTTAGTGAACAATCAGTAGATTTTCCTGCCAATGTCAAGTGCCTCTTTGACCATGTTATCGGGGGTGCCGAAATCCGTGAGGATAGTGATATGGCGGCTAGAATCTGTGTTGGTGAGAAAGTTACTTCTCTTTTAGCTCTCGCCAAACGCAGTACTATTATTCAGTTTCCTGGAACACCTGGTGTTTATAATCAATTCACCATTGACCCTTTCGCTTGGGCAACAGCGATTGGAACTACAGCTACGACAAAAATTAATGCTCGTGAATATGTGGATTATGTCGGACTTTTCTCTTCTGTTTTCGCCTTACAGCGAGGCGGTGTGAGAATCCGTACATCTCCACATACAACATCAAATACTGGAGCTACTATTGTCAAGACCCAGCTTATCGCCCAAAATTTGGATAGTGCACCCTATACTGGTGTGACTTATAATAATGTCACATATGCCACTTATAGGTTCGCCCCTGAATCCAAAGATCTCCTCTCTCATACAGGAGGAGCGGAAGTATTTTGCGCTCAATATACTCCCTACCATGCACGTGCGAGTGCAGGAGAAATGTATGCTACTTCGACGGCCGGTCACCCACAAGTCTTTTATGGCTATGCGGGGGTCTCGAATCAGAATTTAGTAATCTTGAATGATGGCACCAGCGGACCAATGGTTGACATATTTAGAGCAGCGGCGGACGACTTTCAGTTGTCTATGTTTACGTGTATTCCCACGTTAGTTAATGCCGACTATGCCAGAGGAATCACTCCTTAGATTATCGCAGTTTACAAGCAGATGCTTACACATCTGGACAGGTTGCGCCCTGTAACTCTTGATGCCCCTATAGATGCCTTTCTTTGCCGGTTTGCCTGGCTTCGAGGTTGACCGTCCCCCGGCTATAGGGGCTGTCAACCCTTCACATGGGTTAATTGTGAAGACGTTTACGTTTTGTAAGAAGCACGACGTTTATCTAGTCGACGGTTG